ATACTGCTATGGTTAGGAGTAATGATACTCCTCCAAGACCATTTGCAAAGATTCTTTCCGCAAGACAATACGGCTCCGGTACTGCTACACGTTTTTATTTAGTTGAAGGTGACTTAATTGCTGGAAATTTAATAAACCCAGCAAATTATATTCCTATTTCAGGTCTTAATACAAATGATCCAGAAACATGGCATGTACGAAGAGTTTTTTTCGACTCCTATAATTTAGGAATAGTAATACAGATATATGAACACTACTATACTGCATCATATCAGTTCGCTAGATACGAGTATTCAAATGGGTCATTATCTCATAAGGCAACTAAAATAGATGCGATGTTCAATCTTACTACTGGCCAATCCCATCGTGTATCTTTAGATATTCTAGGCAATCTTTGGCTTTATAATTATACTTATAAAAGGCTTGTAATGTTAGAATCAAGCAACTGGACTGGTTCTTTTAAATTAGATATTACTGATAATGATAATAATTTTCTTCACACTTTATCTACTAATAAATTGTATGTAGCATGTTGGTACACAAATATGGCACAAAATACTGTAATAAATGTTGATGATAATGAAACAGAGACATGTTCTATTCCCATGACAAAGCCTACAGCAATTAGCTCTACTTTAGATGGAGGGTGTTTTGTATTAGATAGTTTGGCGTACAAAATATATAAATTGGCGTACGATGGTACAACTTTAAGTTCTTTTTCTATTGATAGTACTTATTCTGTTAATTATTTAGAGGTAGAAAATACAGAAGTTGATGAAAAGTTTATGTGGGTATTAGTAAATAATGCCAAAATTTTAAAAATAAACATAGATGGTACTGTTGAGGGGGAGGTTATTACTCCTTCGGCTACTTCTATTATGACTTTTCCAGGAGGATGTTTGGTTAATGCCTCTTCTTTAAATATTACCTATCAATTAGACATTGGGTTAAACATAATTAAAACTTGGGATTTTAGTGGTCTTGACGACGGGGCCTGGGACCCGACACCAGCTTTTGCTACTTATAATGATATATTAGGGACTAGTTCTGGATTACGAGAACGAACAGGAGACCCGATATGGAATGAATCAACAAATGATTGGTATGAAGTTAGTATATATGCAAATAATTTACCGGCTAAAAAATACCATCAAGTTAAATTGAGACTTAATGCAGGACCAGAGGAGTCATCACCATCTGTAAATAAAATATTAATACCAGAACCAATTAAATTAGATGGTGTGCAACCACAAGAATCTAAACCGGTTTATTTAAAAACAACGTTTCCTGCAGGGGCGGAAAATAAAGTATATAATACAAAATTAAGATGTTGGTGGGGAAATGAGGAGGAGAACTAAATGGAAGCGACCTATATAAGTAACAATTCTTTTAGTATAGCAGGGTTAAGGACAGAGGATTTTATAACAGGTAGAAGATTAAAGCTTGATTGTGGAATAGATGGTGTTAAATATGCTTCTATAACTTCTTCAGTTTTTACTACAGTAACTACTATAGTTATAAATGAAACTAGTTTAACTAGTAATTTAACAACTGTAATGTATAGTCCAGTTAAACCAGGAACACAAGGTAACTTACCAGATCACACGCATTCAGCCTCTGAAGGTGATGGTGGTTACATAGAGCCCCCTATCGTGTCCTTCACAGGATTAATCGATACCCCTACAACTTACTCAGGATCAGGTGGATTGTATGCTCAATCAACTGGTTCAGGAATTGTTTGGGCAGCAGTAGAAAGTGGCTCTTCTAATGTAGAAACTTTCTTAGATTTAACTGACACGCCCACAACTTATTCTGGCGGACAATATCTTAGAACAACAACTTCTGGAATAGAAGCTATAGATGGTATAATTATAACTGCACCAAATGAATCTGAGTGGTTAATACAAGTAACAAATTCTGGCACTTTATATACTACAGGAATATAACATGTCAGACTGTCAAGACCTATATACATGGATAGATGAAGTATCTTACGAATGGGTAGATGAATCTTATTTTGAGTTTGGTGAATGTCCGCTCAGTCTATCATATCAAGACTTAGGTATTTATGTTAAGTCTTCCTTTCAAGAGCAACTAAGTCTAACTGAGATTGTAAAAGGTTTTGGTAAAGGGGAACATAATTTACCAGAAATAATAAAGGGTTGGAAACGGAAAGTACCTATAAATTTAGCAGCATATTTAAAACAAGCTGTTACATCCCAAAGAGATCTATCTGAATATGTAAATGTATTCCAATCATCCCAAGTAAATTTAAGAGAAACTTTAAAAGGTTGGAAAAGAGAAGCCTCTTATGATATTTTTAAGGTGATTAAGGGTATAATTAAAACTTATGCAGATTTCCCTTCTTATATTAAATCTACTGAACAAGACTTTTTAGATTTAATTGGTGATATATTTAAAATTTGGCAACATAATAATTTTAATTTAAATAAAACAATACATGGTTGGCAAGAAAAAGATTTAGGTTATTTTATATGGGCATTTCATTATAAAGATTTACCTGTGTCTGTTAGATCAACTTATTTGTACGATCTTTCTGCCATTTTATCAGTTATTAGCCCAAAAGACCTTTCAGCAAACGTTATGGGTTGGGCGTATTACAATTTAAAAATGAGTATATTTTCAGACAATAGGGCTGGAGATATTAAAGCAAATATCTATGGAATTCCACCAAGAGACCTAGCAGTTTTTATTCAAACCAGGAAAGAAATAGAAAGAGTGCTAGATTTAAAAGTAACTATAGAAAGATTTCCAAGAATAGATCTACAGTATTTAATAAATGCCATAGCTCCTATGGATTTAAATGCTTTAATTTTCGCAAAAGGGTATGTTAGTAATTTACAATGTTTAATTTACCCAAAGGTTGTTTTTGTAAAGACACTTATAAATGTGTCTTATTTAGAGAATAGAGATTTAAAAGCCTCTATAAACTTTCCATGTTTTAATTCATCTTATAGAGATTTAAATTATACTTTGTATTCTATGCATAGTGTGGGCTTAAAAGCTATACTATTTGGAACAGATGGAAGTAATATAAAGAATTTAAGAATATTAATAAATGCTTCTGATTATTTAGTACAAAATAAAATTAATGTGAGTTATTTTAATCAAATACAACCTAGTACAAGACTAGTTGTATCATGTAACAAACAACAGCCTACATATTATATGGATAAATTAAAAGTAAGTCATGGCGGAGCCTCAGTATATAGTAGTATAGGTGCTTCTATAACAGGGAATTATCTTACTAGTGATTTATCAATAAGTATTCTTCCATATATTAATCCTCATTATGTAGAACTTAATACAAAATATAGAGTGATAACATTAAAATTGAATAATAATCAAGAGGAGTGGAGAAGATATGTAGAAGTTGCTTTTAATGATTATGTTAAAAGTTATTATTATTTTTCAGGTAATCAAAGAGCATATAAAGAATTTAAAGATGAACGTTGGGAAGTGCGTGTTCAAGGATACAGTTTATTAAATCTACCAGAAGGTGTAGATCGTTCGAAAGTGAGAACTAAATATATTTTTAATTTAAATAATTATGATTCTATAGATGCTGCGATTAGAGATATGATTGACAGAGTTACAACATTTAAACAGGTTGATTTATCTGGCCAAATTTTTGGGTCTATGTAAGTTTTTACTTGACAATCTGTTTTTATGTATTAAATTACCCTCATGATATTTTTTATTAATCAAAAAAATAAATTTAAAATGTCTATTGACAAATTATAAAACTGTGCTTATATTATGTTATGTAAGCAATAAACTAACTTCTATATATATAGACTATAGATAAATTTATTAATAAAAAGATGAGGTACAAATGGAATTTTTTATTCGTACCAGTGATATTCAGCGGGTTATCAAGCTGTTAAGTGTCACTGCTAAGATGAATGTTACTTCTTTTGAAGGACAAATCTTAATCCAAGCAAGTGAGAACAACGTAGTTTTCACATCAAGAAATGGTGGTTCAGGTCTTACCTGTAAAGTTCCTGCTAAAATTATAACTCCAGGCCAAACTAATGTCTTATACAGTAGAATGAAGTCATTCATTATGACATTTAGCCCTTGGGATGGAGAGACAGGTGCAAAGGAATTTCACTTCACCATAAAACCCCCTAAATTGGTAATCAATGTGGAAATTTTTCACCAAGATGAAAGCGCTTCTAAAAGTAATTTAAATTTAGAACAGATCAAAGCTTCGTCTTTTCTATCTCCAGTTAAACTGGAAACCCCTAACCTAATATTAAATTCAAGTATTATGAAATCTGCTATAGACAAGGCAATTTATGCTATTGATCCTAATAGTTCAGAAAAATTTACCAAAGGTATTCGTATGGTATTGAAAGACAATACTATTACTTATACAGCTACTAATGGTGTAGTAGTATCTGACTATAAAGTAACAAATGAAAGTGGTTTAGAGGAAGGGGAATACTTCTTACCGTATGAATTTATTATGGGGCTACGTAGAATCTTAATAGATGATACTCAGTTATTCTTAGGCATTTCAAAACAGAAAATTAAAATTTCTTTTGACGATGTACTATTCTGGGCTAATGGACTTTCATATGGTTCCTGGCCAGCAACGGATAGTGTGTGGGACAAATTTGATAAAACTATAGAACTTAATCGCGAAATCCTTTTAACAGGTATGTCTTCTTGTATAGATGTTCTTGATAAAGATGATTTTAATAGAGTAACTGTTGAGATGAAAGAGCAAACATTATCTTTACGTACTGATAACTCTTTGTTTGAGTATACAGAGGTAGATGATTCAGATACTGAATTTATGTTGGATATTTCAGGGAGAGACTTAATTAATTCATTAAATTCTCTTAGTGATGATGTAATAAAACTTAAATGTTTAGATGCTAAGAATGGATTGATATTAGAATCCAGCGGGTTTGAAAATCAGAAGGCATTTATTACCAATCTCATATTAAAGAGGCGATAAATTGGGTAAGTATTCTAATGATATAAAATCTTTAAAACATGCTTTAGATGTGCTAGAACAGCATAGTATTTTGATGCCTGAGGATAGTAGGTTTAATGATGTTCTACGTGAATGTGTGAAATTATTAAGAGACAATCATTACACTGTTAATGCTATCCCTAAGATTATGACAAATGTGAAAGATTTAAGAGGTTTAGTAGCTTTATTTTATAATGAGTTACAATACTTTCATTCTGATACTGTTCCTTACAAAGATGAAAAAATTGACATGACTATAGCTAAGAACTTTGTAAAGAAAATAAGAGAATTAACATCATTAGATTACGTCCCAGCTATAGCTTTGTGTGCGCACTTAATACAAATAGTATTCAAGCGTGAAAAAGAATTTGGATTTAAACCAGGTACTCTCTATAGCTTTAGAATATTTGGTCAGAAAGAAATGAAGTGGGTTACAGAGAAAGCATTATATATTTATAATAGAGAAAGACACAACGAAGAAGCTATGATGTATAGAGCCGACGTTGAGACAGAACAATATGAAAAGAAACATACTATAGAATTTGGTTATGGTAGTGAAGAAGATATAAAAAAATTAATAGATAAAATGGAGGATTAAAATGGCTAAGAAAAAAAAGACGACAGTTACAAAAGTAATTACTGGGCAGACTCCAGAAGAAGCTAGAGAATTAGCTTTAAAAGAATTAAATAAAAAGATGAAATTAATTAAGCCTTTATCAGAGCAGGAAACTAGTGTAAAGACACTTAGTACTGGTTCTTTAGGAATTGATTTAGCTCTAGGGCGTGGCGGAATGGCTTTTGGCCGTACATACGAAATCTTTGGTCCTAATTCTAGTGGAAAAAGTACTCTTGGTATGCATGCGGTTATACAGGCCCAGCGCAGAGGGATGCGATGTGCTTATTTTGATGTAGAACAGTCCGTAGACCCAAAACTTTTTGAAGCTTATGGAGTAAATGCAGAAGAGTTAGATTTCGCTACCATATATGGTGGTGAGGAGAATCTTAAATCTGTAGAAATTTTACTACAAACAGGTGCCTATGGTGTAATAGTTATAGATAGTGTTAGCGCATTGATACCTAGTGCTGAAATAGTAGCTGATATGGATCAAGCACATATGGCAACCCAAGCCAGAATGATGAGTAATGCTTTAAAAAAATTAAGTCCACAGGCTGCAGAGGCTAATACTTTACTTATATTTGTAAATCAACAACGAACTAATATGAATCAATATAGTTCAATACCAGTTACTTCTGGTGGTACAAGTTTAGGATTTTATTCTACAGGAAGAATTAGTATAAAAGGCCCAGAAGCTATAGGACGTCGACTTAAAGATAATACAGGTGAAATATATGGTCATCAAGCTATCCATAAGATTGAAAAGAACAAGTTAGGTAAACCATTTGGCGAAGCTACTGTTAATCTTATTTATGGTCAGGGTTATGATTATTGGTATGAAATTCTGCAATATGCAAAGAGTCTAGACATAATTGATGTTAAGGGTTCTTGGTATAAGTATAACGATGAGAACTTTGCTCAAGGAGAAGACAGTGCAGTTATAGCTTTACAAGAGAATGAGGAATTATTTAATAGTATTACAAATGAAGTAAAAGAAATGACAGGATTAAAAGAGGCTTATGAGCTACATAGCAACCCAGGTCCAATCTATTCTTGAAGAATTATTTCCATCTAAACCTTTCCCTAGAGTATTTGCGGAATATTATGTGAATTTTAAGGGTACTAAATTGTTTTTTGATTTTTATGTGAAAGGATATAACTTATTTGTCGAAGTGCAGGGACAACAACATACTAGGTTTGTCAAACATTTTCATGAGAATAAGAAAAACTATCAGAAACAGAGGGATAGAGATAACCTAAAGATAATTTGGGCAGAAGAAAATGATTATCATTTAGTACGTTTTAATTATAATGAAGAGATAACAACAGAATTAGTTGTAGAAAAAATAAATAAGGCATTAGAAGGTAACTTTTATGAGTAATGAAGATAAACCAAGAATGGCTACACCAGATTCTATAAAGTATAATAAAGACTGTCCAGATTTTGAATGCTTAGAGGATGGTACTCTGACGAGGGAATGTAAATATTGTAATCTAAGTAGACAGTGCCGCCAAGTCGATATAATTAATGGAAAAGCTGTCTCAATGGAGTCTCATTATTGTCCAGTAGTTGATCCTTTGACAGGAAAAATTTTAGAGTGGGAATACTACTGTACAGGCAAACATGATACTAGGTCTAAAGCAGAACGCTTAGACGGAGATGATAAAATTTCATAGGAGGTAGTATGCTAGATAAAGGTGTTTTTGCATTTAAAGGTATTAGTCCATCTAATTTAGTTGATGAAGCCTTAAAGTTTGATCCTAATAAACTGGATCAGTTGCTGGCAATAGATGTAAGTAAATATTGTGCTGCATTAGGTCAGTATTTAATTTATTTTACGTATGAAGTTAATAAACTAAAGGCTGAGTTAACGAAGAAGAAAAAAATATTAAATGATTCACTTATGATGGCTTTGACTAAAGAAACAGTTAAAGAACATGGCACTAAAGCAGCAGCAACTAATTTTCTTATTAATACAGTAGCCGATTTATCTAAACTAGATAAGGAAATTGAGGCTATGAAAGAAGAATTAACCCTTGTAGATGGTATAGATAAGACTGTCTCTGAGTTTATAATGGTTTTTAAAAGAGAGCTTACTAGAAGAGAGCAGGAATTATTTACTACCCGCGCTGAGAGGAGAATTTAATGTCTCTAACTGAAATGAAAGAGAAGTTTTTTAGACCAGGAGATGAAAGAACCATACTTTCTTATTGTTTTAAGAGTATGGACTACTTTTACGACCTGTCATCTAAGATTACGGAGAGTGACTTTTTAGCTGATAGCCATCAAATGCTATATGTTATGCTTAAAGAACTTGCTACTTCTGGTATAACTAAATTTGACATAGCAATGGTTGTAAATAATGCTCAAGGTAGTGATGTTTTGGACATGATAGGTGGTGCATCATACGTACAATCTATTGCTAATATTCAAGCGTCACATGAAAACTTTCAAAGTTATATAGATAATATATTAGAAGCTAGTACTAAGTTTCAGACCTATGTAGCACTAGATAATCACATAAAATCCATAGAAAAGAACGCTCAGTCGGGCAAGACTAGTATGGAGTTGATTAGTAGTATTGAAGCCAACATGCTTGACATGACATCAATGTCTATGCTTAATGATGACCCTATAACTTTTGGGGATGACTTAGAATCTTTTATAGAACAACGTAAAGATAAGCGTATTGAGATGACAGGGTTGTCTACTGGTTATCCTATTTTAGATAGACAGATAGACGGTTTAATTGCTGGCACGCTTATGGTAATAGCAGCACGTAAGAAGATGGGAAAGAGTGCATTACTTACTAATATAGCCCTGCATAATGCGTATAAACTGGATATTCCAGTACTATATATAGATACTGAGCTGACATATACTGAATTCTCAACAAGAGGCTTGTCAATAGTTACGGGTATTAAAGAGAGAGATATTAAACATGGTGGTTATAGTAGAGAGCAGATATCTAAACTCAAAATATGTGGAGAATTGGTCAAAAAAGGTAAACTTTTCCACAAATACATGCCTGGATACAGTGTTGATAAAGTAGTAGCTCTATGTAAAAAATATAAAATGAAAGAGAACATCGGCCTTATAGTTTTTGATTACTTAAAAGAACCAGATCTCTCTACAGTAGATGGGAACAGGAAAGAACATCAATTATTAGGTGATATTACTACCAAATTGAAGGATTTAGCAGGTATTCTAAACGTTCCTGTATTGACAGCAGTACAGTTAAATAGACAACATGACATAGCAGATAGTGATAGGATTGCTCGCTATGGAGATATCATTTCCTTCTGGCAATTACGTACAAAAGAAGAAAAAGAGCAGGGTGGAGAGATGTGTGGACAATTTAAGCTTATAATTAAGGATACTCGTCGTGGTGGTAGTACACCAGAGGAGGGTATAGGTTATATGTTTCACAAGACTCGCTTAACTATAAGAGAAGTATCCCCGGTAGATCAGTATTTTATGAATCAGGGGGGAGAAGTAACTAATGCGGACGATTTTGATGACACTACTTACAAAAATGATTATATAGATGGTGATGAACTTGCTTGATGATAATTTTAGAGACAGAATAGATACAGTAAAACAGATAGTAGACCCAGGTTTTCTAGTAGAGCACCTAGGATTTAAGCTAACTAGAGAAACCGCTAAAGAATTAAGATCAGCTTGTACTATCCATGGCGGTGACAATACTACTGCGTTTAGATTGAATAAAGACAAGAAGACTTGGGTATGTTTCACACATAAATGTCATGAAAAATACGGTAACGATTTATTTGGCCTGGTACGCTGTGTGAATGAGTGTACCTTCATGGAGGCATTAGAATTTTTAGAAGATTTTACTGGCTGTAAGCATATAAATAAAGAGAAACTCGTTAAATATAGACACAAAAAAGAGCGCGAAAACTTCATTAGAATGAATAGTGATGTTTATACTGAAAGACCTTCTATAGTAGATCCAATAAAACTTAAATACTACAAACCTTATAGGTCTGCATTTTTTTCTAAACAAGGATTTAAAGAAGAGACCTTGGATTACTTTGAAATAGCAGGAGGATATTCAGATTGTGATGGTTTGATTAGAGACATAATTCCTATTCATAGTGATAAGAGTGAGTTAGTAGCTTATAGTTTAAGAGACACCAGAAAGAATGCCTCCAGTGACCAGAAGTATAAGTTAACACCTGGGTTTGATAAGAATTTAGTACTGTATAATTTGAATAGGATAACAGCTATAGCAGGTGTAACTCCTATAATTATAGTGGAGGGGTTTAAAAGTGTGTGGAAACTATATGAACTCGGTATAAAAAATGTAGTAGCTTGTATGGGTTCTGGTATAACATCAGGACAAGCAGACTTACTATTCACATATGCACATGCTGGAGTAGTTTTCTTTTTCGATAATGATTTAGCCGGAGCAACAGCAATTGGTAGGTCTTATGATTTACTTAAGAACAAGATGAGGGTACAAGCAGAGATAATTACCGAAGAAGACGAAAATGGTAAAGGACTTGACCCAGCAGATTTAACAGACGAACAAATATTTTATTATTTGAATACACATATATAGGAGAAGAACAATGATGGGAGAAAATTTTGTAACATTAGTAGGAAAGGTCACAAGACCTAATTTTAAAATCGTAGGACAGAATAATACACCTTTATTTAAGGGCAGTTTATCTATACCTACAGCTAGAGACACTAATCAGTTTCTTAAAATTGCAGCATGGGGAGAACTTGCTGAAGCACTTAAAGATATTAGCCCCGAGGCTATACTTAAATGCCATGGCCACATAGAGGAGAGTTCATATGACGGAAAATGTAGACACTGTCAGGGACCAGAGAAAAAATACTGGACAGAGGTGATCATAGATAATTTTATTATAGTAGAAGACGAGGTACAATAACATGACTGACAAGATATATGAAGGACTACCAACACTATCATTGCTACCCCTTAATAGCACACAGTTTAAGGTAATAGGTAGTACTAAAATAACAGTTCCAAGAGCTGGTAATTACCATGAGATGCAACCTAAAGTGTTCGATGAAGAACACGGAGACTATAATTTATTAGATAATAATATCTTATACCTACCAGCCATCACTAAGGTATTAATAGCTACAAATAATTATCCTAAATTAGAGGGAAATCAGTTGTTTGCGCCACTTAGTTTAGAATTCGATAATGATGAAGTAGTAATTACAGGTAGTATATTAGAAATTATTAGTGTGGGGAAGAAACCAGATGGAAACTAACAATGAAACTTTATCAGACACGTTACATAGATGTTTAATGTGTGACCAACCAGCATTCGAATATGAAACAGATAAATATAGATGTAGTGACACCGATAACTGTAACTTCGAATGGACGGTAACTCGTTGTGAATAAGAATTATTATGACATATTAGAGGTGGCAAAAGATGCCCCTCAAGATGTGATTAAGAAAGCTTATCGTAAGTTAGCTGTTAAATATCATCCAGATAAAAATCCTGATAACAAAGAAGCCGAAGATAAATTTAAAGAGGTTTCTCAGGCTTATGAGGTTTTAGGGGACTCGAAAAAAAGAAACGACTACGATAATCCTGACCCCTTTGGTGGTAGGAGCCCATTCAATCCATTTGGAGGAGGATATCCATTTAGTGGCGGTAACCCGTTTGGTTTTAATCAACAGAGACCTCAACCTAATATACCTAGGAGAGGTGGAGATTTAAAACTAATTATAGGTATATCTTTATCCAAGTTATTACTTGGAGGTGAAGAAACATTTAATATATCTTATGAAAACCCCTGCCCATCATGTAATTCTAAGGGGGCTACAAAGTTTGAAACTTGTGACAGTTGTAAAGGTCAAGGCATGATTATACAACAACAACAGATGGGTAATATGTCTACGATGACTTCAAGGCCTTGCCCAGTTTGTAATGGTAGTGGAGAAAAAGCTTTAGATAAATGCGAAGATTGCTCTGGAAAGGGTACAACTTCAGTGAAAGATAGAGAGATAAAGGTTAAAATACCAGTCAATACTAGAGATGGTATGGTGCTTAAATTGACTGGTCAGGGAACAGATGGTGTTAATAATGGCCCAGCCGGAGATATATTAGTTAAAGTACAGATGCAATGGCCTAACTTAGATGGTTTTACTGAGGAGGAACTTAATGTCATCAAAAAACTATAGAGTACTTAGTTTAGATGTGTCCTCTACATGTACAGGGTGGTCATTTATAACTAATAGAAAAAATTCATTAAAGTTTGGTACTA